GTATAATCGAAAATAGTTTGAACAAAGTCGCTACCGTCTGTCGCGTCGCGGATAGCGGCCGTGGCGACCGCATGGACGGTTTCCACGCCGATGGCATCAACTGGAACCCCATAAAGACGAACACTTTCTCTAGGCTTTCCTGTCTGGCTGTCAACAAAATTTGTCCAAGTAGTGCCTGTAGCCGTTACTCTGCTTAAAAAGCTCTTTTTAACTTCTTCCATCTTTTCAACAGGGTACGGAACAAACGTTTTTGTGTAAGCAGGTGTTTCGGGAGTGCCAGGAAGTAAACCAAACGCCCTAGTTTTTCGGTTCCAAGGAGCGGTAGCAAGCCAAGGAGCAATACCAGGTTCAACTCCTCCACGAGTCCTGTCAGTTACGTAGTACCCGCCTTCCAGAATGGTTTCGCCAAACTTAGCCAAATCTTCATCAGCCATCTTTTTAATTTCTGCGTAATACCCCTTAAGCTGTTCACGATACTCTGGGCGGTCTAAAGCTGGGTTTTTAGATATAGCCCTAGCCATAGCCGAAGACACGTCTTTATACTGGTCAATCAAAGCCGAATTACCCTTAAAAATTTTATCAAAAAAGCTAGGCGAGCCTACAGGAGTATTCGATTCTACGTCTTTCTGAACTTGCTTCTGCTTCTCAAGCCTACGTTCTTCTGCTTGTAGCTTGCTTTCTATTTGTTTCTGAACTTCAGTCCTAGCTTCGCCATAAACAGGGCTAGTAATCATCCTTCTGTTAAACGTCTCTGCTGGTTCCCCGCTTACTGCATTTCGTTCAGCCAAAAGCTTTGTTGAAACAGCTTCTCGATACATCCTCAACCCCTCATCCATCAACGCCGCCTTCCTTGAAACATCGTCAACGTTTTCTGGATCAATTTGAAGACGTGCATTAATAAACTCTGTTAAAGAAGTCTTATTAAAATTAAAAATTTCAGACTTGTCAGTTAAATCCTTATTTTGAGCCGCTTGCTCCAAACGAGCTTCTAGCTCCTTAAAGTCTTTTGGAGAGACCGATCCAGAATCATAAAGATTTCGCAAATCCTCAAGGGCTTGCGGAGCCAGAACAGGGTCATTAGCGGCCTTTTCAAACCTACCTTTTTGCTGTGAAAAATCCTCTGTTGAGTTACTAAGAGGACCAACTGCGGATTCCTCGTTAGCAATGCCGTTTTCTCCAACAGCTATATCCAGAAGAACACCAGAATTTTCCTTGTTATACCAAGGCTGTTTCTGTATTTCCACAATCAAGTCACGCTTGTCTCGGTCAGACAGAGCGGCTTGACCAGTTTCCATTCTTCGTTCTGCGGCAAACGTACGAATAAACTTTCGTGCTTCAGTTTGAGCAATATTATCTAGCAACTGCTGTCTTTGATAAGCTCTTTGTAAAACTTCATTTTCGTTATTATCTAAATAATCCTGTAGTTCTCCGTATTCAGCAGGGCTTATGTTTTTTAGCTTGTTGCCGTCTCCTCTTGGGTCTATTTCAAAAACAGCTTCAACCACCTGTCTGACTTCCTCTGGATTGTCTTGGTAATTAGCCCTTACCCATCCTTTTAAGGATTTTAAAGTAATTCCATTGGGGTCTTCAGCTATCGTTCCGAGATGGGCTTCTTTAAAAATACCCCTTAAACGGCTAATTTGCTCAGTTGCAAAAGCATCATCATTGAAATCGCCAGCAAGCATATCGTCAAAAACCTTAGTTGAGAGATTAGTGAGCTTTTCTTGAGCCTGTCCTTCTTGCCTACGTAAACGAATTTCTTTTGCTTGAGACCTAAAAGAACGCTCAATGTCTAAGGCTCTTTTTGAAAAACCTAAATTAGTATAATAGCTGTCTCCAACGTTGTTTTTAATAAAATCTTGACGGATTTTTCCAATATGTTCGTCAAGCTGTTCTGGAGTGTAGTCCCCTACTTGTTTAAGGCTTTCAGTTAAAGCCGACCCATACTTTCCTTCAGCTAGGTCTTGTCCAGTAAGCTCTAAAATAGTAGTTGCTTTGTACGGATTCTGGTTGCTGTCAATAAGACCCTTACGAACCATCTCGGCAACCCCGCCCTTGGCCGCTTCACGATATTTGTCTGGATTTTGATAAAAATCAACTAAAGCGTCATCAACTGCCGCTCTGTTGCTCTTCTGCATATAAATCTGGTTAAAGTTCCGAAGACCAGCGTTAAATGACTCAAGAGACTCAACTAACTGCCCAAGCTGGCTTTGACCTTGAACTGGGTTAATCGGAGCAGAAGGTCTACGAAAATCAGATGTCTGCATTTCCCTCGTACGCACACGAGGAGCGGCTTCTAAATCTTCTACAATTACACGCTTATCGGCCATTAGACCCTCTTATACGGACTTTTTGCTGGTGACCATTGTTCAAATTGACCCAAGGAATCCAAACCTTCTCGACCAATTTGAAGAGCCGTAGCCCAGATGTTAGGCCGCTGAATCGGAGGCATTGGGCTTTGAATAGCGGCAATATTGTATTGAGTACCCAAACGAGCGTTTTCAATAGAACGACTTGTGGCCGCTTCCGTGTAGAAGCTCTGTCTACGAAGAGCGGCGGCATAAGCAGTTTCTTGTCTTGTAAAATCAGCCAAAATTGCATCAACAGACGGACCCGCCACACCCGCCTCACCAGCGGCAGTCCTGGCACGAGCTTTAGCGGCCTTGGACTCTTGAGCAATGCTGTAAATTTCCCTACCCTGTTGTTCTTTTTCTTGGGCTTCCTTGAAGCGCATAGCTTCGGCTTCTTGAATATACTTTTTCGTCTCAAGATCGGCTAGCTGACGTTGCTGGTCTAAAAGCCTTCTTTGATATTCAGCTTGGGCATTAGCCGCAGACTGCTGATTCATAAAGCCCATCACTTGCCCCGCCGCTCCGATGGCGAAGGAAGCTAACGGCAATAACAATGGCAGTACAAAGCACATAGCCTTACCCTTTCAATTTACAAAATTCATAGAAAGATAGCCCCAAATGGCCGTAGTTGTCCAATTTCTGAACAAAGGTAAAACCCAGCCACTTGATCCATCTAATATGTAGGTCATTTTTGGCGCAAACCCTGTTAAAAAGCAAGCGTTTCTTACTGATACTAAACAGCGCATCAGACCAGTAATGGGATTGGCGTAAAAAGGGTATCCATAGCTCTTTTATCCTTTCTGAGCCTAAAAGCCACACTAAACCGCAGTCTTTGTCCCCATAGTCTGAAGCCCCAAAAACCATAATAACATCTCCGTTTTCCTCAACAGAAAGGCAAGGAATGGATGTTCTAATGCTATCTAAAAGAACTTCTTCCGTGCTTTTTTCGGATTCCGTAAAAATAGACCTAATCTCAAGTTTATCGGCTTCCCGAAGCCTTGGGGCTAGGTTAGAAGCGTCCTTTTCCTCGGCTATGCGTATTTTAACCATTGTACCTGTTAGCTCTATTTTGGTAATAACCTTCAAAGTCCATACTAATTAAGGCCGATGGGAACGGAGAGTCGTTAAGAAGGTTAATTTCAACCTCATCATTTTTAGCCATAATTGGGAATTTAAATGTTCCGTCTTTTAATGGGTTATTTGGCATAATAGTATCTACTGTATTCAGAGCCGTGCCATTAAAGACATACTTGTAGGTGGCTCTGGATTGAGGAGTAACTTCAACTCTAAAATACCGAGTGTTATCGTACATTACAGTTCCAGTACGCATCATATAAATCCCAGAAGCCACAGACTGCTTTCCTTGACCAATGTTTTCTCGAATCATCGGCCTAGAAACTGTATACATCATATCATACGGATACCCAATCCACACAGGGCGACCAACGTGATTTCCTTGTATACGCACATAAGTAATGCTTGTTAAAGGGTCGGTGTAAACTGGCTTGTAATCGTCCAACAAAGTTGTGAATAATTCGTAAATATTAATTGACCCAGATGGGGGATTGTAAAATACAGTTGAGAAATATCTAGCTGGTCCTGTTCCAGAAATGTTATTAGCCCAAAATGAAAAATTCTGTAAAACGTTGTTTACTGTAATTTGATACGTAATGCCAGGAGTCCGTGCTAAATTTAAAGTGTTCGGAGCAACACCTACTGGTAGTGTTTTGGCTTGCCAAATTTCATCATTATAAAAAACTTTAGTTCCTGGCGTGTAGGTTGTGAAGTTATTCCAAATACCGCATTGAACTTTTTGGGCTTGGTTGTCCGCTGGTTTTAAAATATAGCCGCCAGGAAGCTCTTTGTAGTCTGATGCTGTGTTAGTGTTCGTAAAGTCTGGGTCTAAAGAGTCTGGATCAAGATAAGCAGTAACAACGCTAAACTTCTTTTGATTTCCGACAAAATACGGAAGACGAATAGAAGTTAAATTAGTGTCTGGATTGTAAGTCATATAATTGTTTGGCAAATCTTTAGAAAAAATTCTTCTGTCCAAACAAGTAATAAACGGAGCGTATTTGTCTTTTAACCCAGCTTCAAAGTAAACAGTTTCAATAGCTAAATTAGAATTGTTTCTACGAAGAATTAAATACAAGTCAGTATCTAAAAATTCAGCATTTAAAACTTCAACATCGCTTCCAAAATCATATTTAAACCAAGCTGATTGTAGTTTTTGGTCTCCTTGATACAAATATTTGTAGATATAAACTCCATTTTTAAATCCATCACTTACAACTGCAATAACCTGTTCATTTTGAGAAGTAGCTATTTTTTTAACATTTCCTACAATATATTTTGAAACTGCCGAAGTTATGTCTACTCCAACATAGTTTAAGTTTTCAGTAGAAACGTAGTATTCTTGTATTCCGCTGTATTCTCCACGAGGAAACGCAAAATACACATTTTTCCCAGAAGTGACAGGAGATGAAAACATTGAATTTTCATATTCAGTAGTTTGAGAAATAGATACAGTTTTGGCACTAAAAATATCCCCACTACTTACTTTAAATTGCGTCTGATCCGAAAAGAGTAGCAATTTATCATTAAATGGTATTGCCCAATTTAAATAACTTACTTTTGACGAAGTAGTGGCTACATCAATAACGTCCGAGTCCAAAAGTTGAGCTACAGTAGTTCTAAAAAAACTAAAAAACTCACTAGCTTCAGAAAAAATAACATTTTCGTCACTTAAGAATCCTAGCCTGTTTTTAAAAAATGTAATTCCTCGTATTGGGTTTCCAACAAAAGTAGGGTCTGGATTAGTGGACGTGTCGCCAGCCAGCCTTTCGTCCCAAACAAGCCTTTTAAATACAAAAAAGGGATTGCCGTTAGTGTCAAATTTTCTAATTAAAGCGTGAGGCATTGTTCCAGCATTAAACGACTTAGGAATAGCTGGTCTTACAGCTTCTTCCCATTTCCCGCTTCCACTAACTCCGTTATCAGCCAAAAACTTTACATAATAATCATCACCAGCTTGTTCTGGATCAGAGTTTACTTGAGCAATAAAATCGTGAACTGCGTTTACAGGCAAATCTTGAAAATTCTGAACAGAACCATTTCTATATCCTAAAACCTGTTTTAATAAAGTACCGCTACCAGAATCTTCTACTTTAGAAGTAAAAGGGCTGTTTGAATAAAATCTAATGCTAGAACCAATAACTTCTTTAGTTACGCCAGATAAAGCTGGTAAATTTGAACTTAAAGCCGCCGCTATTGTGTTAGTTTGAGCGGCTTCTTTTCCGTTTACAGTAGAACCGCTTGTCGCAACTCCGTCACCAGTAGTACAGGTAAATGTAGAAGTTCCGTTAGAGTTAGATATTGTAATGATGTATTTAGAATTATAAGCACCTTGAGCTACATAAACTATGTTTTCATACACCCTTTCGTTTGCTGGGGCAGAGTTCATTGCTACATTTGTGTATTTGTTTAACAAAAACGTAAAATCAGCAATAGTAATAGCTTGAAGGTAATTGTTAGGGTCAGAGCTTGCCGTAGGCCATTGTAGGTAGTAAGGAAAACTCGTGTTGTACCCGACACCCGATCCTAGAGATGGTACTTCTGCGGCAGTAAACCCTCCACCGAGGTTTCCAGCAGAATAAGCAGTAGTGTTTGCGTTATAAACCTGTCGCTCTACTCCGCTAGTTTCATAAATTTTAATTCGTCCTGTTTTTTCAATAGTCATAATGTAACGTTCAGTCACATCACGATTGATTATATGAATAAAAACACCACCAGATGCGGGAGTTTGGAGATTTGCTATATGAATTGTGGGAGGACGCTTAATAAGCCCCTCTACTACAGAAGAGTAAGCGTTGATCTGTTCTTTTGCTTGCGATCCGTACCTAAGAGAATCAGACTGCTGGCTTACGCCACTAATTAAATTAGGTATGGTTGTGTTAATCAGAGCCACAACAAAATCTCCTTATCTATCCAGAACTCTCGATACTGAATAGTTGTCCCAAATTGTTAAATCAGCCATCTGCTCATCCCAATACACAAGCTCCCTTAAAGCTTGGTTCTCATCAATAGTGTTAGTAGAGTTTTGTTCAGCAGAGCCAATTAATCTCTGAGAAAAGATTCGACCAGCCCTAAGAACAACAAAACGTTTTGCAATTTCTGGTAAATTATCCCAAGTTAAAAAATAAATAACTTCAGCTTTTAAATCAGAAGAAAACTCGTAGGTATGGTTGTTTTTATCGTAAAGGTAGTTTCCACGAATAATAACATCTAAGCTTGGGTAAACATTGTCATCCACGTCAACAGACAAGGCATTATCTGGAATTTCAATTTTATTGGTGTTATCTCTAGGAAGAGTTACGTTATTTTCTGTGTTAAAATGCCAACCTTGATACTGAAACTCTTTAGTAATCTCATCCAAAATAAGCTCGGCAATCTGGGCATTAGAGGTAGTTGCGCTAAGTGTGTTTACAGGAGAGTCACCCACCAGGGTAAGCATTGTGTTTACAGCTTCTAGCTTCGAAATGCGATAAGAGTATGTAGCCATATAAGTATTGTTTACGCCTTTAAATTTACATTACAACAAAAAAAAGGGGATGCCACCCCTATGGGACTTGCTGAGAGGAGCCGTGGGATAAATGAATAAAACCACACGATCAACAAATCCAATCATAGGAGTGACACCCCCTAAATTAGCTATTAGCTAGCCGCCTTCGATAGCTCAACCGCACACTCGGGACGGAGGATTCCGTGACCCATAGCGTACTTAGCAACCATCAAAGTACCCTGCCGTTCGATCTGGTACTCGCTCTCAACCGCAAGGTCGAGGAGCTTAACTGTACCAACCGAGGCGGGGTGGAAGACGAGACCGACTGTATCCGTCATATCAACGGAGTAGTCGTTATTCGTCACAGCCGAGCCTTGGTTAGCGGTAGAACTGAAGTTGTCGGCGGGAACGTTATTCGATTTCACAATCGTCACGTTAGCCACACGAGCAACACTTCCGTCTACGTAGCTACCAACAGGCGAGGGCTTGGTCGGCTCAGAAAGCTCACGAACAAGCTTGTAATATTCCGTAGGACGAAGCACACAATAGCGTGAATCATCGGGAACATTCTTCTTGTCGAGTTCTTCTGCCGCCTCGTAAATAGCGTCAGCGATTTCCGCTCCGCTATCAAGGCCACCAGAACCTTTCGCCAGTTTAGTACCAGCGTTGTTAAGTCCAAGATAAGCCGCCGTACGAGCCGCCTTAACGATGACTCGTGCAATGGTCTTATCAAACTCACGAGCCAGCGCACGTCCGATCTCGGTCGTATAGATCGAGCGAACGTCATAGTGGTTCTGAGCTTCATCAAGGTTAGCAATAAACGCCGAAGAGAGGAGCATCTTGTCAATGTTGATGACCCGCTCGCCGTGTTTGATCGTGCTGAGATAGCTGTTGCCAGCGTCAGCAATAGATTCGCCAGGGGTGTGATACGCCGCAGAAGCGATGCCCGTCACAGGAAACTGTGCGGATTTGCCGTTCTTAATCGTACGGATGGTGTGAAGAGCCTTGAAAACCGTTTGGGTCTCAAAGGTGGTCAACACTTCACCAGCAAACGTCTTAAGAAACAACGCAAAAGCATCGCCAGTAGCATTAATCTGCCCAAGGCGATTAGGAGTAGCATTACCATTAGCCATAATAGTAATCCTTTCTTTGTTGTTTTGTTAGGTTGTTTTTTGGTTTCTTGCTATTGCTAGCAAGTTTGTAGCGTTAACTCTAACCTTTAACCGCTTGTACGCCTTAGTCGAGATTGTCCACCCGCAGATGGGTCTGTATAAGTCCGTCAACGCTTGGTTGATGGGTTTTGAGTCTGTTCTGACAAATCTTTTTTAGGTTGTGGCATAACCTCATCTGGGACGTTGCCAGCATACCAACCTTCTGGTATCTGAACATCGGAATGAGATAATTCCCACTCCTTTCCGTTCCAAAAATAAACTTTTCCGCTTACTCTCGGACCAATCCTAATGATTGTTGTCTGAGGGTCGAGAAACACCACTTTTTTGCTCTCTATCGTACTGGCGCATCCTGTCAATAAAACGGCTACGCAAGTAAGGAGGCAAAGGAGCGGCATCTTCAGCTTTAGTAGGTTTGCCTTGTTCTCGCACATTTTCTACTACAAAAAACTTTAAAATGGCTATGATTAATTCAATTAGCCAAGTAAACATTATTTGTCGTTAATGTGGAGACCAACAGCCTTAAGAACATTAACAATTTTCTCAAGGATGCTGTCATCGGTGGGGGTAGGGGTCAGCTTCACAATAAGACGAGCCAACACAATAACCGCACCAACAACTGCCATAATATTAGCAAAGTTTTCAGTAATCCAGGTCATAGTTTTATCCTCCTTTAGATAATTTCAGAAACCGAAAGGCGGTTCTGAACATCTTTTCTGTAAGCTTCGTCATTCTGGTAACGAGGGTCTTTCATAGCTTGAATAACTTCTGCTGTAGAGCGGAAGCCATCACCAGAATATCGTCCAGTATTGCCGCCAAGCAAACTAGGCTCAGAATTACCAGAAAGGTACTGAGCATATAGTCCCTTAACAGCCATACGAGCTTGCTGTAGATTACCGCCCATAACCATAGCGTTGTATGCGTCCAGTTCGTCTTGGCTTAGATTACTAGCCGCCCACTTGGAAAGGGCATCAAAATTTTCTTTACCGCCAATATCAGTCATAACTGTATTGACTTCACGTTCCTGTACGGCTTGTTGCCCAGAAATGTAAGCATCAACAACTTCACGAGGAATACCCCTAGAAGCCAACTCTTCATAGCTCTGGTCGCTAAGTCGCCCATTTTGCATATACTCAGACCCAAATTTAGAAAAATCTGGGGGAAGCTGTTCGTTAGGGAGACTTTCTTGAATCTGTTCTTCTGCCTGTCCACGATTCCCTAGCTTGCTTTCCAATTCAGCATAAGCTTTAGCCAATTCCTCGGTACTCTGAAACTTTTCGGGCAACCAAGCTGGCCGCTCAGTAGTATTATCAGAGGGGGCAACCGATTGAGGGTTAGTGGGTTCTGGGGCAATAGCACCAGTTTCGGGACTAGTAATGACTACTTGACCTTCATTCATTTTTTATACTCCTTTGTTTTTTGGTTACTGCTGTGCTTGGGCTTGCGCCTGTTGCATAGCTTGTTGTAGCGCACCTGTCTTCTGAGATGCAACTAAATTATCTGAAACAGCTTTAATTCCTTGTGGCCCAAGGCTTTCCATCATGCCCATCATTTGACTTTGCTGGGCTGATTGGGCAATTTCTTCCTCAGTTTTGATTAACCCATCAGTATTAATGCCAATGGCAGTAGCCCTTCGTTTTAAATAATCACCAATGTTCACAAACTGACTAAGAATTTCTGGTCCAAGAATTTGACCCACACCCCCAACAAACATATCCAGTTTATTTAGGTCGTTCCCTCTACCAAGGGCTTCAACGCCTGTAACTATCATAGGATTTATAATATCTTTAGGTAATTTTGGAAGGCGACCCTTTTTAGCCATTCGATCCATCAAGCGATTTACCAAGGGTAACTGAAACTCTTGAGACATAACCGAGTAAGCCCCGCCAAGGGCAGACTCTAATTCTTGAGCCATAAACCTAACTTCTTCGGCAGTTACTCGCTCTGCGTCACGCTGAACAGAGCTATTAAGCAAGAAAGCAAACGAAAGTCTTTGAGTAATCTGATTAGCGGTGTCTTGGGCTACTCTAAAATCATTAAATTTCTGCAACTGCAAAGTAGTAACATCAGCGGCGTTGCCAGCGGCAAACCCGCCATTAGGAGTTTCAGCAAGGATTTTAGCCCTAGTAGCACCATTAGGGTTAACCAAAAACAACACTTTGGAAGCCGCCGCTGAACCCTCAACAATGGCTTTCGTTAATGCTTCCAGCGAACGTAAATCCCCAAAGTATTCTTCCACAAACCCACGCCCATAATCTTCACCATCTACCCGATTGTAGCGGAGAGGAATATAAGGGTTTTTATCCAAAGCATATTTTCCAATCGTGCCTGGAATTTTAATTCCGTTTATCTCTTGGAAAACGTACCAGCCATCCTCTTCACGGCATACCGCAGTATAAAGCTCTAAAGTCTTTTCTTTAGTAGTGTCCCCGCTTTTAGTAATAGCCCTAATCTCTTTTGGAAGCGTAACTGGCGAAATCGTTTCTTTTGTTACCAAATAAAGAACAGAGCCAGAAGGGTCACGCTTAACAACGTAGCTATCCATTTTAAAAACACGCATTCCACCTTTATCTGGTACGTAAATAAGAGAATTTCCAGAGACGATTAACTGCTTTAAGGCTTCAAACGCTCCCACACGAATAGAAGACGTTTCCACTTCAGTCATAATCGCCCTCTCGACTTCCCCAAGGGCTTTTTCTAATTCAGTTTTAAGAGTATCGTCTCCACCTTGTTTTTTCAACAAATAAGTATCAACAGCCATTCTAAAAAACGGCTGATTAGGAGGAAGAAGAGCAAGTAAAAGCTTTGAAGCAAGGTTGTTTACACCCCTTGCCCCAACCCCTTGAAAGGGGGTGTAATACCTAGTTGCGTAGCTATGACCTTCGGGTGGAACAAGGGTCGGTATCGTCAACTCAGCGCAGTCCCTAGCTCTTTGAAGAAAGCTAAGACGCTGAGAAGCTAGCTCTAAGTAAGCCGCTTTTGCGTTCTCTACCATTTAATTAGCACTTAACTGGAATGTTATAAGCAATAACAGTTTTGTTGCTTTGCACAGTCAAGCTAGTAAAATAGCCGTGAATCCGTGCATCAGCCGCAAAAGTTTTATTTGCAATGGAATCTCCTGTCCATCCACGAGCCGTTAAGCTGTGTAGATGCCCAGAATCAACGAAGTAAATCGTCCCGAATGCGTATCCAGCATCGGGAGTCACAGCCGTTGTTCCATCTCCAATAATTACTTTTGCTCCGTATTGCCCAAGATGCGAGTAAATCGCTGGTGATGTCATTGATACTCCTTAATTATCCGTAGGGATGTTGTAGCCACGAGCAACACGAGTTTGCTCATTGTCAATACGCAATCCACCACGACCTCTAGCTTTAATACGCACTCCTTCAGAACCGCTCTTAGCTTTGATCGGTTCTGGGGTCTCCAACTTCTTAGCTGTCTCCGTAGGCGGGGGAGGCGCAGGGGGAGGCG